GATGACACTAAAGGAAGGGATGCTATTCCTTCTATTTTGTCTGATGCTCTGGCTGTGTCTTTCGATAATCATGTAGGACACGACTATTTGATTGATTATGAGGAAAGGTATGAATCATATCACAGAAAAGAAGATAAAATACCATTCGACTTGGAGTTCTTCGATAAAGTTACTAAAGGAGGTCTCCCCAATAAAACGCTCAATATCGCTCTTGCGGGCACTGGTGTTGGTAAGTCTTTGTTTATGTGTCATTTTGCCAGTTCTGTTTTACT